ATAAGTTGTTTCTATTGGTAAGCTTGCCCCACTGTGTTGCCGTAGATTAGCCCCCCGGCGTTGGGCGTCATCAAGACGAAAATGTCGCGTGCGTTATTTCCCGGTGTGACGATCGGGGCCACACCGCCAGCCCAGACCGTGTTCGGCGGCCACGTGGTGACGTTGAAATTGCCGGTATTCCTGACCAGCAAGGTCAGTTTGCCCAGCCCGTTCACCGGCCAGTTGATCACCGACAGCTGGGCGTTGCCGGTCAAGGTCACCTGCTGCACCTCGCCTTGCGTCCAGTCCACCGTGGTGACTCCCGTTGCGCTCAACGCTGCCACTGGCAGCACGGCAGCTGGCAGTGTCAGGCGGCCCGTCATCGTGTCGCCAACCTTCTGCACCGCGCCCGCATCAGTCATCGGCGGCAACTGCGCCACCGGCACTTTGCCGCTAATGTCCAGCCCGGCGTACCCCATCGTCTGGCCTTTGTGCGCGACCAGCTCGGCGGTCCCGTCCGGCGGAAAGGTGGACGGTTTGCCGGTCACGCCAGTCCACGCCACCACGTCAGCCAGCGCCGCGTGGTCCACGATGCTGTCCAGATTGGTGTCATAGACGCCTTGGATCATCACGCCCGGCTGCACCGGGGCCTTGTCGGCGTACTGGGCGTGGTCCACCAGATTCGGGTTGTTCTGGCCTGCCCCGTACGCGTAGTCGGCCTTGAGCATGTCGCCGGTCCCAGCGCCGCCGCTGCCGTTCTGCTGGTTGACGATCACCTGCTCGTCGTGCTTGAACTCCACGCTTGCGTTCCACTGCGTCCAGCCGTCACGCGGCCCGGTTGGAACCACCTCCACCCGTTTGAACCAGAAATCGCCTCGCGGATAGTTCGTTGTCGCCGCGTAGACGTAATGCCAGTTGTCGAACACGTCCGCCAGCCGGTCGGCCATCTCGCGGGCGAGCAGTGTCCCGGCGTTCTCGGGCAAAAAGATCTGCAGGTAAACCAGCCCCACCCCACGCGGCATGATCGAGCTGATCGCCGCCTCGGCCACGCGCCCAGAGCGGATGCTGAACGCCACCCACGTCGAGTTGACCGGCGGTGTGAAATTGCGGTTCTCGTACTTAACCGGGATCTGCGGAAAACGGGGTATCCATTCGCTCACGAATTTGTTCGTGATCACCTCTTGCTCGATCTGGTTGCGGTTGCTCATTTAATCCCTTGCATGATCATGTCCTTGCGCAGTTGTGCAATCGCAATCCGCACGCAGCCCATCGGCGCTTGTTTGCTCCAGCCGTTCTCCAGCGCCTCGGCGTACACCACGTTGTTGACCAGCCAGATCTTCATGGTGCCTTTGGGAATCATGTTCAGGGTCTGGTCGTTGGCACCGGACGGCTCGTATAACGGCGGCAAGACCTCAGTCGCCTTGCCCTTAACCTTTTTCGGCGGCACACCAATGACATCGGTCGGCGGCGGATCGACGCTTACTTGCCAGTTCCGCCTGCTGTAACCAGTGTCTACGGGCCACCTCGTGACAATGTCGCTGTACAGCTGGGCTGCGCATCGCCGGACCACGGTCGAAACGTTGATGTCCAGTTTTTCGGCCCACTGCTGGCATTGAACTGTAAAACTAAGGGCCATCTTTTTGGGTTGGCAAGCGGGTCTGGACCACCCAGATCACGTGACCGGGGTCTTCGTTGACGGTTTCGATCTGTCGCAATTGCAGCCCGTAGTCGCCGGGGATCAGCACCCGATCGGAGATGCCCGGCGCAGGCGCATCGTTCCACTGCTCCAGACAGATGCTCTCGGTGTAGACGTAGCCGCCAGTCGCCTCCAGCCGCTTCAGAATCGGCTTATAGACCACGGCAAGCACCGTCTTGGTGTAGGTCGGCACCGGGTTGGCCGTGTCGTTGATCGGGTCAAGGTTCCAGACGATCTGCAGCTGGAAGGTGACACTGACTTGAAACTGTGCGGTGATGGCGAACGCTTTACTGGTCGCCTTCTGGACTGTGCCAAGGATGTCCACTCACATCCCCCTCCTGATCTTGCGGATGCCTCCCTTGTTACTGTACCGGCGACTACCCAGCGGGGCCATGAAGGCCGCCACTTCATCGTCAATCAGACCCATCGTTCCTGCCGCCTGCGCTTGCATCGGCGTCATCTTTATAGAGACCGCGCCTTGCCCTAGCGAGACATCGGTCACCGCCGGGTCTTGGTATGGTTGGTTGCCAGTCATCGCCGTCTTGGCATAGGTGCCCAGCATACGGAAGGCGAGCGACACTTGGCATGCCACCAGCCGGTCCAGCGGCATATAATTGGCCGGATAATAGGTGGGCCAGATCATCCCGCCGGTGTTGCCCACGATCACATTAGGCGGCTGGCTGATCGCCGGATAGTAGCCGATCGTGATGTCCGGGTCCACCACCCAGATCCGGGGCCACATCATCGCTTGGCCACGGGTCGTTTTGTAGCCGCGCCAAATAAAGCCGTGATCCATCACACGAGCTGCATAGATCAAAGCTCTGGTTTTGTCGTCGGGAGATGCATTCCACCAGTTGTCGGACCACAGGACCACGCTCATCCACGCATCCGCCTCGGTGTCGTCCACGTAGCTGTTGGAATTAATCATCGCTGAACCGTCTTCCACCAGTGTAATCGGCGGTGGCGGCAGCGTTGCCCTCGGTCTGGCCGGGGCCGGGCTGGTCGGTATTATGAGGTCTGCAGGCATGTTATTGATCTTCGGCTATCATCACCTTGGTTTGCAATCAAAACGCGTCCTGCGGGCTGCCAGCGCCCTTGGCGTGGCTGTTACGGCCCGTGGCCGCCGTTGATAAATCCGCCGGGGCCTCGGTTCGGCACCACGTTGGGCAAAATGTACCAGCTGTTCGCCTCCACGTAGTTCGCGTCAGGTCTGCTCGCGTGCGGGTCGTCGGTTCCTAGATCTTCTTCGGATCGCCGGTTTCGGTTCTTGGCCAGATACCAGTTCAATGTTCGACTCGCTATGCGGCTCTTCAGGTTCGGCATGTACTTGCTCCTCGTGTCCGATCGTTTCGGCATCCACGTGCGGGTGGCGTTCCCGGCCCAAGTTCCCCGTGCGCCGTCTCGGGTCACGCTGCCCCTGCCACAGGAAGTCCTCCCGCTGATACGCTTTTTGGTCCTTCATGAAGGCAAACTTGACGGAGGTCCGCTCCCCCCGTCAAGTCGCTCTATTCCCCCAACTGCAAGCTCTAGCTCAGCGCCGCCTTGCGGTTCGGCAGGTTGTTGTGGATGATCTGCACCAGCCGGACGTTCTTGGCCTCGTAGACGCGCTGCCAGTTGACCGCCAGCGCCAGCTCGGCGTTGGTCGGGCTCGGGTTCGGCGCGGCCACCGTGGTATTGGTCCAGCGCACGCCCCTCGGGTGCAGGATAAACCGTTTGCGGTTGATCAGGTTGGTCTGGTTGCCCAGCGGGTCACGCCCCAGTTCGACGCCCCAAGTCCCGAATCCGCCCACTACCGGGTCACCGGCCCGTTTGTCGGTCCCAAGCGCGAACGCGCCCTCGCCGAATAGGAACGTCTGATACCACGTCTGGTTGGTCCCAGTGGTGGTCGTCAGGTGATCGTCGGTGATCACCGTCAACCCCTGAAACTTCTTCAGGTCCGGCTTGCCTTCGGATTGCGGGATGAAGTCGATCAGGTCCAGCTTCAAGAGTGCCGCCTCGGTCGCAGAGTGCATGGCGATCGCCACCAACTTCTCCGCATTGTCACCCAATTTGAATTTCGCGTTAATGAAGGACTCACCGGTCAGATAGTTGGCCGCCGTCATCGAGCCCGCCACCACGTCGGCGTGGATGTCCAAGACGTTGCCAGACATCGACGCTGCGCCGAATATCCCGGTCAGGCTGGAAAGCAGCATGTACTCCATGTCACGCGCCCAGTACGCCGCCACCAGATCTTCGATCGCCCCCAGCGGGTCGTCGCCCGAAAGATATTTGGCCAGATCGTTCGCGCTCCATGCGTTGCCCCGGTTGTGCGTCGTGCACTGGTCGTTGGCCGCCACGATCTTGTTGACCGTGATCCGGGTGGTGTCGTTGATGATCTGGCTCGGATCTTTGATGTCCGTCCAAAACGGCATATTATTTATTGTGCCGCCCATTGTTGCGATGTCATCGAACTCTGAATCGGTCGCCACCACGCCTGAACGGAAGAACGCGCTCAGTTCCGCAGTACGCTCAATGACGTACGGCGCGAAATGGGTGGGCACGATGACATCGACTATAGAAGTGACTCCTGCTGCCATAAAAGTGTCCGCGACGGGTGTTTGTTGCCGTTCACTTTATTTCCCGTCGCATCGAAACAAAGCGAACGCGTGCTCGCATTCTTTGTTTCGTGCCACTGACACAGGTTTTAGACCTCGCACCCCACGCTGTCGGGTCAATCGCCTCTACGTCTCGCCGGGTCAGCTGCAGGCTAGGTTGGCCACCTCCACATCTAGGGTTGCTAGAAGCGCGCCATAAATGCTTAGGGCCAGAGTTTGCACTCTGGCCCATCAGCTGACAAGCGAAATCTTGAATTCGAGATTGCTGTCTATTCCTCCTTTTGCCCGTTGCCTTTTGGCGCAGCCTTGCTCAGCGTGAATTTGACGCCTTCCATCTCGAAATCGAATTTCTTCGAGCCCTTGAACACGAAGAGGTCGATGGCCTGCGCAAACGTAGTTGCGGGCGTGATCTCCTTGTCCAAAAAACTCATGGCCCGCGCCAGTTTCCAGTTCAGCTTCAAGACCGGCATAATCGCCTTCATCTTGTCGTCCGGCAGCTCGCTGAACGCGATGATGTGCTTGGGCGTCGATAGCGCATCAATCTGATCTTCCTTGATGGCCGCCGCGAACGGTTTGCCGCACACGGTCTGCACGCGTTCCCACGCCGCGTCGATCTCCGTCCCGGTCGCCTTCTTGGCGGCTTCCTTGGCGGCTTGCTTGACCGCCTTGCGCAAGGTTGTGCCGCCCTTCTGCAGATCCTTGAAACCTTCAGGATCGTGCTTCTTGACGAATCCGGCCTGCTCGACAGCACTGGCCGCCACCTTGACCGCGTCGGCGGCCTTCTTCATCTTCTCCTTGGCCTTGCCGTCCTCATGCTTCATCAGCTCGACCAGCCGGTTGCCGATCGCCGCGCGCTGGCCCACCCCAAGGTGACGCCGCTTGATGTTCATCGAGATCACGTACGCCACCGGGTCTTCCTCCGGGTGCCGTTCCTCGAACAGAATGATGTCGTCCGCGTTCAGGTCGTAGCCCGCGATCTTGCAGGCGTTGTACCGGTTGCGCCCATCGAGGATTTTACCCTCGAATAGCGTGATTTCCTCGACGAGTCCGTTAGCCTTGATGTCCTCGGCCAGCTCTTGGGTTTCATTGTCCGTCAAGAGCGGGAACTCGTTCGCCAGTTCATGGAATTGCAAGTTTGCTAGATTCATTGATTCAGTAGTTCGGTGTTTCATGCCACAACTTTAATGCATGAAACGAGATTGTCAAACGTTAGAAACTGACTCGCACCCCGGCTTCCTTGGCCAGTGCGCGGGCTCGGTTGATGTCGGCCTTGATCGCCAGCGCCTGATCGGTGCGGTTGCCGGTCTTCCACGGGTTCTCGCCGATCACCATCTTCTTGCCGCCGGTGGCCCCGCCTACGGCAGCAGTGCCTTGGCTTTCTTTGAACAGGTGCGGCGCGTCCTTGACCAGAACCTTGAGCCACTCGCCGATCTTGAGGATCTCGCCGGTGGCCTCGCTGTACCATTTCTCGCCATCCGGCTTGAATGCCACCACCACGCCGTTCTGCAGCTTGAAGATCGTTTTCGATCGCTGGATCACGTCAATCAGCGCCTCGGGTCGCACACCCACTTCGTTGGCCTGCAAACTGACTTCTTTGTCGATCATCAGCGTCTGGATCGTCTGGTCGCGTTGCGCGATCTGGGCCTTGAGATCGTCGGCGTCTTTGACAGCTTTTTTGTTCAGCGCGTCGATCTGCTTCTGCATCTCTTCCTTGGTCTGCTGCTTTTCTTTGCCGGTCTGGCCTTCCATCTCAGCCAGCTTGGCCTTGAGCGAGCGGTATTCTTCCGCGTCCACGTCCTTGAACATTTCCAGTTGCTTGCGCAGCCCGTTGATCGTCTGCTTGTGCGCTTCCAGCTCACCTTTGGGCACCACCGCCCCTTCGAGGTCCAGCATAAACTCACCATCGGATTCCCTGTACAGCGCCCTTGTCGCTTCGGGTATCTCGTCCAGCGTCTTGACTTTCAATTTCAGTGCCATCTTGTTGTGGCTTTTATCATCGCCGCTGGAACTATTCCAGTCGAAAAACTTAGAGTTTTACTTCGATCCCGTCTGCCACGATCTCGTTCTTGATCCAGTCCAGCGCCTGCTCTTTCCAGCTCTGCTCAGCTGGTGATCCGGTCCATTGCATTCCTTGCCCGCCGTTTATCGTATAGGCAATCTGCCGGATCTGGTTCTTCATTGCCGCGTCGCGCGCCGTCAGGTAAAGCGCCTTCTGCGCGTGCCGGTACAGCGGGCGCGGATCTTCATGCGGATCGACGTACCCACGTTTCACGTACAGCAGGTCGTTGTCGGTCACATTCTCGTGAACGTGATGCCACAGCTCGGCTGCCCAGTAGTTCTTGGGGTACTCGCTCAAGGTCACGGTATACTGCGCCGTGCCGACAAGCACCATGTCGCGGATCTCGATTCGAGTCCGCCGCTTGTAGTTTTTCAGTGGTTTCTTTGTTATCATACCTATATATGCGTCATTTTCGATGCATAATCAAGTTATTTTTTAGCCAGCGCAATATGGTTGGGCGCTTCGGCCTGCCCAGCACGATCCGCTCAATCACCCACGGCGGGATCAGCGGCTTGTCGCCGTGATACTCACGCAGCGGTGGTGTCTGCCAGTTCTTCAAATCCATGCCCAAAGGTGTGATAAATACTGATCCATTGCCAGCGTCGCAGCCCGCTCTTCGGCCCGTACGGCTGGCGTTTCCAGTGCCCCTTGCGCCAGTGCGCCTTGAGCTTCAGCACGCCGCCCCCGGCCTCGGCGGCCTTCTGCGCCCCGTGCAGCATCTGGGCGGCTTTGCGGAACTGTTCGCGGCCCACAAAGTGCGCCTGCAGCAGCGCCGGTTTCATGTGGTGCTTGCCCTCGCGCTTGAACGGTCGCACCAGCTTGGGCGCGTACTCGAACGGTTTCTGGGAGAGAAACAAGAGCACGTTGACCGACAGCCGCTTGATCTGGTCCAAGAGCACGTTGTCGGCTTGGTCACAGGCGATTGCCGTCTGCAGGCCGCCGGTGTAGCTGGTCAGCTTGCCCAGCGTGTGATCGAGCCACGGCACCGTGTACGCGTAGGTGGTCGGCCCGTAGCCAACCTCGGACCACTCGATCTGGGCCACCACCGCCAGATACTGCTCTTTCATCATGACGGTCAGGTTGCGCACCGGCGCGCGGCGGTACAGGTTCGGCCCGTGCCGCCGCACGTAGCCTTCCATCTCGTCGGCATACACTGGCGGCAGCCAGATGCCTTCCTCGGGCACCATGCAGATGTCCAGAAAGGTCACGTTGCGCGGTGCGCCGCCGCGCTCGATCGTGATCAGCCCCTTGGGCACGATCACCCTGAACTGTGGCCATTTCCACTCGATGTCCTCGGTCCTCATCTCCTTGGGCGGGTCAGAGGCGAAGAGCGGGCCTGCCAGCTCTTTCTCCAGCCAGAGCGTCGGACGCTCGAACCAGAGCCCAGCTGCCCAGTTAGCGAACTGGGCGTGGTGCACGTCGTCCTTGTAACCCAGCGCGCCCATCGCGGTCGCGGTCAGCCCGAATTCCATGTCGGCGTTGAGCCGGTCTTGGTTGATGTAATCGTTCTGCCGGTATTGCGGCAGCAGATACTTCCGGCCCCAGATCGCCTGCCACGTCTGCGGGCATTCGCGCTTGAAATTCTCGTCGCCCACATCGCTGCACAGATACAGCGTCTTGTCGTGTGCCTGAATCATTTCTTCTTCGGTTTCTTGAGTTTCTTCAGCTTGGCGGCGCGTTCACGCTGCTCCTTAGCCAAGAGCCGGAACGCGCGCGCCCACTTGAAGCGGCTTCTCATTTGTTCAAGAGCCGGTCGAAATCTCCCCGTGCCTCTTCGCGCCGCGCATCGGCCCGGTCCAGATAGTAATTCTTGAGCCGCCGCTCACGCTGGTCCTGCCATTGCGCTTCTTGTGCCTCCCGCTGCGCCGTTTCCCTTTGCTGCGCCTGCTGCGCTTGGATGGCATTGTTAGCCATCAGTACACCAGTGGCGACGCGATAGGCTGTCTCCACGCGCTCAGCCTCCAGTCTAGCCAAAGCTTCCAGCCGCCTCGCGCGATCCCTGCGCCCGCTGGTGTAGGCGTGCCAGAGCACCCAGACGATAATCCATGTGAATAGCCAGAACATACGCCTAGTCCAAAAAGAGTTGCTCCAGCACGGTGGTCAGCTGGTACGCCTCGGATGAATTCATGTCTTTGGTGCGCGTCAGCCAGTCGGCGTAACGATGCACCGGAACCACGCGATAGTGCCCCGTCGTCTGATGCTTGATCAGCACCGCTGACCATGCATCGATCTTTCCCAGCACATCGTACTCGCCAAATTCAGTGCGGGTGTCTATGTGCGTTTCGCGGACCTGTTCCGCGTGCTTCTTCTTGATCGTTTTGATCGTGAAGAGCGGCTTTTCGGTTGTCTTGATTTCGGTTTCCATTGTGTTCGTTGTTGGGTTGATTGTTAGCCTCGGTGAAGTCCTTTGTATTCCTCGTCGCTCATCTCGTGGATGCGCAGGCTGGACTTCATGTTTTCCAGCATCACGTCCGGCTGGTCCTCCAGCGGCAGGTTGACCACGTCGTCGTAGCCCGCACCGTCCAAGGCCGCGTAGTCCAGCTCGCGCTGCCACGCGAAGCTGATCTGGCTCTGCGGCTTGTAGTCCGGGTCTTCGCCGTGCTGCACCCGCAGCATCGCGCTCCAGACGCTCAAGTAGGCGCTGTTCTTGTTGGCCTGATCCTCGTGCTTGTGCACCTCATCCTTGAAATTGCAGTAGCTGATCCCCATCGCCAGCCGGTAGACGATCTTCGCCCAGTCGGTCTTGCGCATCGCTACGCGCCACCGGTAGTCGCGGTTCTCGTCGGCCTTGGGCCGGGTCATCTTGAACCGTCTCCCCTTGCCCTTGTAGGCGGTTGAGAACATGCGGTACAGGTTCCAGATGTCGGCCTTGGCTCGGGCTCGGATCAGCACGCCGCCCTTGGTCTGGCGGTCGCGCACTACGCTGAAAAATCCTATTGTCGTTGCAGTCCACATAATCTTGAATTCGAGATTGTCACACTCCAGACAAAACTGCCAGCACGGCACTGCGCCAGACGTTCTTGGCCTTGCGCCGCGAGCGGCTGCGCTCTTCGGCGGTGGTAAAGATAAACTCATCGGCCATCACGCGGTTGCCGCTGACGGTGATGATGATGTTGATCTGCCCGTTGTCCGGGTTGCCGTTGGTCGGCGCGTAGTACAGCCAGCCGCAGACCGTGACGCCGCGTAGGTTCGCCTCGTAGGTTGGACGTGGTGGATTTTCCTGCTCTGGGAAGAGCTTGGGTTCGTTTGATTCTGGTTTCGTTGTCATCGTGACCCAACTATGCATCACCTTTGATGCACTGTCAAATCACTTTTTCACAAATCGCGAATCCGTTCTGGCGGAAACTTGTTCGGGGTCACCTTCCAGACGCCCGGCACCGGCAGTTCGAGGTCGCCCTTGGGCAGGTCGTCGTACCACAGCGCGTTCAGCCGCCGGTACACCTCGACCAGCACCGGCTCGACAATCGTGTCCATCTGTCCGTTCTCGTGCTTCTCGCCCTCTGTTATGTAATCATCATAGAGCGGGACCGTGACCAGTTCCGGGTGCCGGTCGTGCGGCGCGTTTTCTTCGATCGTTGGCGGGTCGAAAAAGCCCATCGCGAAACCGTTGAGTCCGGCTTGGTTCGGCACCAGCCAGATGCCATATTCGTCTTCCCAGAACACGTCGCGCAAACCGCCGGGTTCGCCTTCCAAGAATAGACGTTTGATCTTCACGGCGCATCCATGCTGCGCGCCCCCCAGAGCGTCCGTCAAGCCTTTTCGGGTATCATCACCCTGCCCGCGCATCAGGACGCGTCTGGCGGCCTGCCAGTGCCCTTGGCGTGGCTAATCGAGGCTGCCGTCATCCGGCCTTAGATGGTCAATCGGCACGCCCCACTTGGTCGCGTCCGGCACCGCGTTGCCCACTTCGCCGCCGCTGGTATGGCCAATATGTTTGATGGCGATCCCCTGTGTGTCGGCTGCCACCTCGTTCTCGCCGTCACCAAGGAAGAACGAACCGCCCATCCCGATCCGCTTTTCCATTGCCCAGATCCCGTGCACCAGACTGTGCGGGACGGCTTGCACCGTGCCATTAGGTGAACCCCACGCCCATTTGACCAGCGAATGGCTGTCAAAGCTTCCTTTGCGCAGCATCATCGAGCCGTCCGGGTTGGTCTTGATGATGTCCATGTGTGACTGCGCGCGCACCAGCCGGATCACCCGATTGTCCATGTCGTTGGCTGGCAGGTCCATCTGGCTCAAGGTCTCCTGAATGAACCCGTGCCAGATCCCGTACACCTTCTCGGCCTCGGTGGCGCTTAAACCGAATCGATTAGCGTAATCGGCCACCTTCTGTTTGCGCACCGCCAAACTCATCGTGCCGCGATTAGTCCAGTACGACTCTTTCGGGTCCACGTTCCTGATCAGTGACCACAAGGACCGCATCGCTAACGGCTCGGCATTCTGGCTGTCGCCGCCCTGTTGTGATGCCCACGTGTTGATCATGTCAAAGGCCCGGTTGCCATACTGGCGGTTGATCTCGTCGCGGACAATGGACGGGATGCTGGCGGTCGGGTTGATGTGGACCGGCGGCGGCGTCGGTGCACCGGCGACACTGAACTTGTACTGCTGGAATTGCGGTATCGGCGTGTAGGTGCCGCTGGCTTTCATGTTCTCGATGTTTTCGAGCGCCATGATGTACTTGTCGGCCATATTGATCTGGTGCATGTCGCCGCTCAGCAACAATGCTTCCAGCTGCGGCTTGAGCGCCAGCGCCGCGTTGACCTTGGTCATGTTCGGCAGCTGATCGGCCATGTGGTGATTGATCGTCTTGGCGGCATCCAAGATCTGCGAATAATACACGTCGCCCGGCACGGTGCCCGGCGCTGGCGGCGGGGCCACCGTCCGCGCTGAGCCGGTCGTGCTGCGCAGGTCGTCGTAGTCCTTGCCGTTCTGGTCGTAGAGATGGACGTGTTGACTGGAATCCAGCTTGTAGTTGCTCAGGTCAACGTCGGCGATCCGATCACTCAGGCCCATCTGCTTGAAGTTGCCCCGCTGCGCGCTCTGGTGTTCCAAGAAATCCGTTTTCAGATCGAAGTGGTCGGCGTCAAGCGTGCCCTCGGCCAGCTGGCGCATGTTCTGCCAGCGTTTCTTCAAGACCTTGTCGATTTCCGGGTCGCCGGTCGTCACCGGCTCAGGCGGCAGCTCCCGCAACAACTTGGACACGTCCACGATGTCCAAATGCTTGAACAGATCCTGCGTGTGCAGGCTCGGGGCCATCGCCGCGTGCGGCGCTTCCCGGCTGCGCATGGTCCACAGCTCGCTCACCCCGTGCCCGGCATCCCACGCCTGCGTCAGCTTCGGCGCACCGGTCACCGCGTACCGGAACACGCCGGAATTATCCACCCGATGGACCTCGATCTTGCCAGCCTTGTCCCGCGTGATCCTGAGCCCGTCCGCCACGTGCATGTTGCCGGTCAGCGCGTCCAGCGCGAAATGCTTGCTGGCAATCTGCTGCAGCTTCTTTTTCTCGGCATCGGTCGCGCTGGCCATGAACTCGTCGATCTTCTGCCCGCCGACAAACTTCTGCAGCATCACCGGCTTGCCTTCGACCGTGAACAACTCGTGGTCGGGCACCTTCACGCCCATCTTGCCAAAGAACTCGGCAGCACGGGATTCGTCAATCAGCGCGTCGCCGCCGGTGCGCCGCAGGTACTTGTTCCCAGCCGCGTCCTCGACCACCGCCCCGGTGCCGTTGCCCACCGGATAATCCTCGACGTGCTTGAGCGCCATCGGGTCTTTCGGGAAGCCTTTCACGGTCAGCTCGACCTTGGGCGGTTTAGGTTC